TCAATATTATATCCAGCGCCCCAGGTCCTTACCCCCAGTGCCCTAGCAATATTATTAATAAAGTCTCTAGTTTTTCCCTTTTTGAACAACTCTCTCATGTTTGACTTACCTGTTGGGCCAACAACTGGCTGATTTAATGTAGGAACCACTGTTGGATTGAATGTTCTTCCAATACTGGCCGCATGGGCAGACATTGATGAGGAGATCATTCTTTCGGTCTCTAGGTTGAGAGCAATAATTTTTGCTTTTGCCGATTCGACTGTAATTTTACCTGCACGTAATTCTGACACTATTAGGGCAGACTCTCTTGCGGCATTATCTGTTAATCTCATAACTATTGGAAGGATGTCGTCAAATTGATTTATAAAATCTTTGCCTATTACCCCAGTGGTTGAAATTACTTTTTTCAATTCAGCTATTTCAAGCTTTGATTGCATTGCAAGTGTAGCTAACATTGCATGATGCCTTGCTGCTTCTTGAGATACAATTCCAGTTGAGATGCCCCCAATAGTTGTGAGTCCTGGAACGTCAGGCAATCTGCCAGTCATATAAATCTGTGGAGCTTGTCCAATTTTTTGATTTACTTTAGTTGATCCTGGAACCATTCCAAACATCGTTTGTTGCAATCTTTGCTCATCTGTCATCGACCCTCTTGAAACCATATGAGTTGAGGCACGAGTGCCCTTTTCTCCAGCCAACGGGTGGGCTGGATCTACCACTCTTACGCCAGCGCCCATGACCAAGTTGCCAGCCATTGTTGATACTGCTGGATTTACCGAGAACGCTCCTGCCTTTGCCTTTGATTCTAACAGAGCAAATTCATCTAACAAATTCCTAAGAGCTTGTTGTAGTACCGCAGCAGCTTTAGCATCACTATAGAATGATTGTTCTACCAACCTGCCAGCTTTTTCTGCTGCCAGCATTTCTGGCGTTAAGTATTTCCATCCTTCTCCGCCTTTAAACAAGGCCTTCATGTGGAATATACCCTTTACGATATATCCAAAGAAGTTCGCAAGGACACCAGTTAACATAATTACTGGTCCGATAATCGCTGTAAATCCGCCTGCCAATGCCAAGACCTGTTTTACTGGTCCTGGTAAATTGTTGGCAAATTTAACAACTTTATCTATAACCTGAATTAAGACTGTGTTTATTTGAAGAAATTGTTCTCCAACCTCTGCCAAAGATGCTCTTAAGCTTTCAATTGCTCTACGGTATTTGCCTGATGCCGATTCTGTTACAATCCCCAACTCTCGATCAGCCACAGATGCTAGTTCTCCCGTGCTTGCTTTCATTAAATCTAATACCTGTAGAGTTTGGCTTCCTTGTCTACCCAAATTTTCAAACAAGGCATTTAATCTAGAGAATTGGAATTTGCCAAACAACTGTTCAATAGCTTGTTGTTTCTGTAAAGGATTTAATCTGTCTAGTGCTGCTTGTAGAGCAAATAGTGTAGCTGTTACGTTTCCAGCGTTTTTATTTACTATTCCAAGAAGGTCTATTCCAAAGCTCTGAAACTTTGCAACCGCTACATCTGTTGGGTTAATTAAAGAAGCTAAGGCGGATTTTAATGCGTTTGCGCCTTCAGTTGCGTTAATTCCGCCTTCACGCATAGCAGTTAAGAAAAGTGCAAGGTCTTTTATGCTTCCGCCTAAGCCCTTAATTACAGGGCCAGCCTTGGGGATTGCTTCTACTAAATCGTTTAGAGTTGTAGACGTTTGGTTTTCAACTGCGTTTAAGAAGTTAATAGTATCTGAAAGCTCTTCTGTATTTTGCTTAAAAGCGCTTTGAATTGCAAGCGTTGCTTTCATGGCTTCTTGGCGATCTACTTCACCAAGCACTGCAAGTCTTGTAGTTTCAGTAAGAGAACCGAGAAGTTCATTACCAGTTTTTCCTGTAGCAGCAATATCAGCTGCTAATCCAATTGTTTCTTTAAAACTAACCCCCATGGCTGAGGCAAGCTCTTTTGCAGTATCAGATACGTCTTTTCTAACTCTACCTAGTTCTACTGCAGATGTTCCAGCAAGGTCTCCATAAACCTTGGTTAAACGAACAAGTTCTTGATCTGCCTCTTTAAATGCTTTTGCAGCAGCAGCTCCAAATGCCACTAGGGGTACTGTTAATCCTACCGTTAACTGACGACCTGCCCACTGAGTATTTTTACCCCAGTTAATTAATCCTTGTGCTCCGTCCTGCATAACCCTGTTCATGATTTGCAGTTCTTGTCTTAGTATGGCTGTTTTATTTTTTACTACATCTAATCCTCTTGGAACGTGTACATTAAATTGCATTAATCCTTGTGCATTCTTGCCTAGCGGTTGTAGTACTGCGTTCTGTAAGGCTACCTGTTGTTTTGCCAGCTCTCTTATAAGTCCGCCAGAGGTTCTAGCGTGATCTCTAAATGCGTTAAAATACTGTCCTAGTTTTAACTTTCCGCTGTCTAAATTTCTACCAAATTTTTCGACATCGGACTGTAGGCTTACAAAGTGTGTTGAAAATTGCCCCGTACTTCTAAGGGTTTCTGAAAAAGATCTATTCATGACGGCAATTTGATTTGCCATCATCTTGTTAGAGTTAGCTAATGTTTCTTGTAATTTAGATAGGCTTGCAGTGACCTTATGCACATCTGCAATAAGGGCTGAGAAGTCGGCATTGGCGACTATTCGTGTACTGATTGTTTCTTCAGCCATTTTTGTTTAAGTTACTCCTTGCTATATCCTAGCCCTTCTCCAATTCCAAATCCAGCCTCGGCTGCGAATTTTCCTTGAAGTGAGACGATGTCGTTGGGATCGGCGTTAATTCCTGCCGCTCTCAACTGAATCTCCTCAAAACTAGAACCTTTCTCATCATTGTCATTGTATTCACCGATATCCACTCCCTTTAAGGATGCGAAGAATTTTTTATCTTCGTGATCCTTTTTCTTCAAAGCCTTGAGTGTCCTGATGAGCTCTGGCATTGATAAATTTTCTTCAAGTTCATCGTAATTCTTCCAATGTCCTAAAAGAAAAACTTCTCCTTCTAAAGCGGCTAAGTCTAGTTCTGCCCAGCCAGAACCGCTGCCGCTAGTAGGTTTGGGTCGTCAAGTTTGATTCCCCCGCATATTTCAAGAATGCGGTTCATTGTTGGAACATCGATTGCATCCTCAAATGCTTCTCTGTTTGCCACCAACTCTGGCAATTGTTTTTCTAGTGCAATTGCACAGGCATCGATTAGAATGTTTAGGGTATCCTCTTCGTTTTGAGACTCCCCAGTCTTCTTGATTGTAACCATGAACTTACGAAGCTCTTTAATTGAAAGGGGCTTCAGCTTTACGGTCTGTCCGTTTTGTAGCTGCACCTCTTCTGTGTTATATACTGTTGTTGCCAATTTAGGTCCTCCTAGGATCTATTCCCAATCATTATACTAAAAGGAATATACTAACACAAATATAAAACCCCCAATAAATTGGGGGTTTTACTAGATATCTAATAAATTAGATTTATTATGCTACTAATACACGGTCAATAATCTTGCCGTATTCTGTACCTGCCTTGTTAGCATCTGGTAGAAGACGGAAGGTTACTGGGAATGTGGTTGGAGTCGTACGAGCAAGTGAGAATTGTGACTGTTGTACTGACAATACTCGACGTGCATAATAGATACGCTCTGCTGAAGTTGCAGTATTTGTAGAAGAAGTCTGGAATCCAGGGGCTTGTCCAACTGCAATTAGTTGACGCTCGGTTGGAGCCTGTCCAAGTGCACCTGCCTCAAGACCAAGTTCTCTTTTCTGATTAGGACTCGTTCCAGTTACTTGTCCAATACTTGAAGCGCCTTGTCCAAATACTGCTGCGATGTTCTCAAGAGTACCCTCTGACATTTCTGTTGCGATCATAACCTCCATAGCTGACTTGAACAGCTTAGCTGTATCAAGTAACTGATCTACGGTGACTGCATCAAATGTTGGGTTATATGTAATTTGAAGACCGTTGTTGGTAAAACCAACGTTGCGATATCCAAACTTACCTGCTTCTTGAGCAACGGCATTTAATGTAGTTGTGTATGATTCACCCGATACAAACGCTGGAACTCCTACTGTTGCTGGAACAGATGTTCCAGATGAAGCAGCAAGACCTGCGCCTGGTTCTATGTTAGCAATATAATCTGAATCGTTAATGTCAATGTTTGACAAGAACAACGGGGACGCACCAACAATAATATTTTTAGCATTACCTACGGATTGTGCCATAGTTTTGTTACCTCCTATATTTCAATATATATATATATTTAAATCGTAAACCGAAGCTGGCTAGGCTTCTTTCCTCTGTAGGATAAGTTTATTGCATAACACCTAAAAAGGCAAACTCTAGGCAAACCTACCTACGTTATCTGTAATTCTAGAATATTTGACCTCTAATATGACTTCAGCCGAAAAGAACCCTTGAAGCTCCTCTGAAGGAGCTGTTGGGGATATATCGGCTATAAATATGCTATGAAACTTGAACTTATTAGATAGACCTGTCCATTTGTTTATGTCACTAGCAGAATCATCCATGCGTCTAAATTCGTCTGTCATATAATTTCGGATCTCTATTATATCCGCCACGGATGTGGCATATATGTTGAACAAGATTTGCTCACAGCATATTAGCCAGTTTTCTTCATAGGATAGTCCTATCTTGTCATAGACTATGTGCTTCTTGCCGCTTAAAAATTGATTCATTTCAGCTGCTTGCTGAACAGGTATAATTGGCACGATATTTTCATCTAGATTATCTGACCAGTAGGCGTCCTTGTCAAAAATATTACGAGTGTACAATTCTTTCCACAGATACTTACGAAGCTCTAGCATCGCATCTAGTTTATAGTCAGCCGTCACATTGCGCCTCCGAATGCAAGCATAAGGGCAGAATCTGCTTGAGATCTAATCATATTTGGAGAAAATGAATACTGAACCCTTTTAATGTTAGGGGGGACCCTTAGTGCTTTTGTAATTCCTGAGTTAAATATTCTTTGAAACCCCGATCTTTTAATTGATTGATTTACTAAGTTGCCGCTAAAAAATCTTGAATGAGCAAGCGTAAATTGATTTCTGGCAGCAGACCCGCCTGGTCTCCTGACGGTGACGGGCTGCCCTTTAGGCATAAATACAGTTTCTCCATTATACTCAAACACTAAGCGTTCGGCATTTTTAGGTCGAATTACAAGAGGCTTTCCTTCCTCTATTACTGAGGCCTTATTTACAAAGACATGCCTACGCTTTCTTGTAGAAGATGGGACCATTGATCGTGAAGGAAGAAACTCATAATTTATTTTAAAAGATACTCCTTCTTGTGATATTTTCTTTAGTCTAAAAAGCCTTGCCGTTGGAACACCAACCTTTTTCCACTCGTATACATGATGTAACGACTTGGTTCTTGTCCTAGCAAGTGCGTCTATATAGTTTCCAAAATCTGTGTTTATCTGATCAAATATTATTTTTGTAAATGCTCCCTTAAATTTAGCGCTTGATGTAAGTTTAGACAATACGGCTGCCTCATAGTATACATATGCCGACACTTGGGCCACCGTGCTATCCTTTAAGGGTCCCTTTTGGTTTGCATACATCATTCTTTCTAGCCCGCTTGATGCTTGAACCAGTATTCCGCTATTGTCCAATTTGCTGATTCTCCGATCTCTTCATAGCCGAGTTGTATGCAATAACACGACCAAACGGATCGGTTACTGGGGTAGTTCCCATTACCTCAAATACTGTAGGCGTCTCGTTAGGATAATTAATTTCATTCCAGATGGTGCTGCCGTCAGAATCTCTAATATTTGTAACCTTTTCTCTAGTCGTCAATTTTTCTGCAGTTCTGACCTGAATAATTTGATCATTTAAATACTTGTTTGAGAACACCTGTTTATCCCCCGACCTGATGGTGGCAGAGTTACTAATAATTCCCTTTACATGGCAGGGAACTGTTTTATAAAAATTCCAATTTCTGACTATTGCGCCTGTGTTGGAATCCTGAATCTCAAACTGTCTATATACATCCAAATTCATAGACAAGACAGAGTCTACGATACTACTCATTATATAATCTCTGCTTTAGCTGTCAAGAGGTAATCTGCTAGTAAATTATCTGCAAATGCATTTCCTGTGCCAGTATAGGCATTTCCTGTATATTCAAAGTCCCAATCGAATGTAGATATATTCTTCACGTACTTGTTTTTCCATACGATATCTTTTGAGAAATAGTCTTTCATTAGTTCCGCCGCCGCCTGCTCTACATTTTCAGGCACAGAGCTCCAGCCAAACCTTCCTTGCACTTTGTATGGAACCCCAGACTTAAATATTCCAGAATAATCATGAATACTTGGAGGCACCATTCCGTTTGCAATGTAGACAGCATTATCTAGCGTGCTTGATCTATCTACCCTCAAACCAAATTTTGTCTCAGTTAGGTTTACGGTTAGTCCCCAATTGTTCACTGCTGGGCTAACTAAATTATTTATAAGCAAAATGTCTTTTACATATAATTTTTGTAGACTATTAATTTTGACTGGAAGTGGAAGTGTGTCCGATTCACAGCCGTAGATTACATAGACATCATCATACAGATAAAAATATTGTCCTGTGTATTCCTCTATTTGTTTGCGGGCATATCTTTCTGCCCTAATTAATTCTGCATATGAACGATATCCTGGGTCTGAAGAATCAGAGCTAAACCCTAGGTCGTGAATATGATTAAAATCGACATATGGGGTTGTAACAAAAACGTCCTCTATTTTAGCAACAGAAGTCCCATCTACGGCATACTCCCACTTAAGCCTTAGTGTTCTATTTCTATCTGTATAGGTGTATGGAACATTGACCGTATATGTTCCTGGATTATTCTCATCTAACACAGATGTTAGGGTTTGTAAAACTGTTGTTGTAGGAATTGGGGGGCTAATCACAGGGTCCTGCGTTATGTCGTAAATTTTTACGGTTGGTGCAGACTGTGCACTTGCAACATCTCCATTCCAAAAAACCTTATGGGTTATTGGAGATTGTGAACCTACTAATATCTCTGCCATTTAAAAGGCTAGATTAGTTGTAGTACTCCTGAACCTCTCTTGGAGTTGCTAATCTAAAGCCCTCCTCCTTATCAAAAATTTCTTGAGCTTCATCATTGCTCATTGCAACAAAGGGATGCTCTTTTGTAAAAGTAAATCCCATAGTATCATACCTAAAATTTTCTCTCATCATTCTTACCAAGACTGTGTTTTCTGGTTGTTCCGCTCTTGGGTCAAACTTTGGTAGCACTTCTACTGACATATCTTCTTCTTCCATCTTTTCTATGGTCTTGTTATATACAGACCAAGTAACACCTTCTTCCGCTAAAGCAGCAATAATATCGGCCTTGTTTTTTAAGCCATCTATTCCGACCGCAAAATCCTCTGCAATCTTCTTCAGATCAGCTATCTTTAATGTCTCAAATGACATAGATTCTCCTATTTCTACTCTAAACAATTATAGCATTAGTAAATTAAAATGAAAAGCCCCCCAAAAATTAATTTAGGGGGCTTTTAGCGGGTTTAAATCCTATTTATTAGGAAGCAACCTTAACGTCTTTAACGACTACCCATGCTTCTGCCTGCTCGATTTGGGTTCCAACACGAGTGTACATTGTATACTCGATGGAATCCTTACGTGGCTGGAAGAAACGATAGACAGTTACATCACGCTTGATACCAATAACTATGTTATTTGGGAATGTCAAGTGAATGTCACCATGTGAACCAGATGGGCTTGAATATGTACCTGTCTGATCCTCCTTTAGCATAGGAACTTCAACAATTGGAATTCCAAATGCAAAGGGTGCTACGTACCCTGCTGGGCCACCTAGGGGTATTTGCTGTCCACGGATAACGCTTGATGCGATATCTTCTGGATTTGCTGTGCCAGCGGTGATGCTGTTTTTGAACAAGAAGTCTTGAATCAGGTTTGAGCCTGCCAAGAATCTTAGATCTGCACGGCGTTGCTTGTACTTACGTGGCATAGCCTTAAGTGCTTTGTTAAATAGCTCACGAGATATTTCTGCACCTGCGCCAGCTACTACGTTACCACTTGCCTTTGACTTCTTTACAACACCATCAAATGACTTGTAAAGGTTATCTGTGGTTAGCGTGGTATCTCCATTGAGAACTACGTCCTCAACGTCATTGCCTGCTTGTGTTGCAATAAGTCTTGCAATGTGATCTTCTAGATCTGGACCTTCAATGTTGTCTTCTAGAGACTCGCTTGAAATTTCCCAGTTTAGACGAAGCTTTTTAGTTGTTAGAGAGATCTTGGAGAAAGTTACTGGTGAATTTGCTCCAGTGGTATCTCCTTCTGTTGCGAGAATCATAAGCTTCTCGCCGACTGACATGCGATCAATTTCAGATGTATCGCTTCTCATTCTGACTGTACGGGCGACTTTTCCAATTACGGTTGCGTCGAACATATAATCTAAAAAGCGGGCTGATTGTTCTGCATTCAAAAGGCCACCATTGCCTGCTTCGGAGGCACGGTGTACACCAGTTCCACCTGTGGTGGAAGCAAATGTAGCTGTAGCAGTTGTACCTGCTGCAATTGCCTTTTCTAATGTTTCATTACTCATATTATATTTCACCTACCTTATTTAATTAGTTCTGTTACGGAACCGAGGAAAGAACCGTTCCACTTTGATTTTTTGATTGTAACCTCCTGAGACCCGCCAAGGTCTAAGGACTTCTTAATTGCAGTCTCTGATTCTACTGCATTGACACGCTTTTCTACGCCATCAATCGTGCTCTTGATGTCTTCTACAGCCTTTGAAAGGACTGCATGTTGTTCTGCCAATTCTGAAATACGGCTATCGACGCTCTTGCTGAATGTTTCAACTGTTTCTTTAATAGCTGAAACTTGAACAGCATTTGCCTCCGAAGCCTTACTTAATGTTTCTGAGAAAAAGCCCTTTAGATCGCCAAGCATCTTTGCAAAATCAGGTTCATCAACCACAACTTCAGATACGTCGGCTGCTTTTTCTAGAATTTCGGCAGAAGCGTCTTCTGCTTCAACATCAACTTCAGCGGGTAGTTCTTTGGCGACTTCTGCTGGAGCCTCTGCTGGAGCTGGTGCTAGACCAGCTGCTGCCTGTGCTGCTAATACATCTGCTGCCTCATAAGCTTTTTCGATATTATTATCAACAACTGTTTCTGTGTTATCTGACACTTCTTTACCTCCTTCTATGTCTGCCTGTTTTGCAATTTGTGTTTCAGGCATCGACAATCTTGACTTTTTATATAAATCAAGAATTCTATCTATCTCTTTCGCTTTATTAACATCATTAGACTCTACCCATCCGATTAACGTTGCAGGTTTTCCTGTAACGGGGGAATCATATGACGATTCTGTAGAAATGAATACTGAGTCAGATTCATCACAATAAAAAATATTTTCTGTCACAATTTCTGCTGCCATCCCTTTAAACACTAGCTGTCCATTTCTTTTCGATATTGATACTATATTGCAGAGTTCGTTTGCTGGCGAATCTACAATTGACAACTCCATTAGGGAGTAGTCTTTAATAAATCTTATGGTCTTTCCTGTTGCCTTATTGACCTCGTTGTCGGAGTCAATAATTTTTCCGCCGATAGAAAATCCTTGTAGTGTCCCATCAAGAATCTTTTCCCAAGTATCCTGAGCTCCCTTTGAAATATATGCATCTACATAAACTCCATTGTAAAACTCTTTTGACTTTGGGTCATAGTATGCCTCTGGTTTAAAAGAAACTACTTTACCCACAGCAACTGGTTGATGCATCTCTCGTAGGTTTCCACGGAAACTTTCGAATGCCTTAATGCTTGCCTCAGAGGTGACTACGTCGCCAGTCTGATCAAGATTATCAAGCGTTGCAAAGCCTGCAACCGTCCGTTTTTCACGGTTAACCTTGGTAAATGGCACGGATAACGTGATGTTGTCGCCATTCGAAGACCAAAGAGATTTCTCAATATTCATATGCTTAATTTTATAACGTTATTGTATATAAGGCAAATAATCAGTTGAGTAGGGTTAGTCGACTTGCCTTCCCTCACCCTGGGGATTTCTTGCCTCGCCAGAAATATCGGGGGAATTTGCAGACCTCTCAGAATCTCTATTTCTGGTCTTTCCTGCCTGTGCCCTAATTTCTGCCTGACCCTGTGCCTTTAATTCAATAACCTTGTCGCCACCCTCAAGAGGGACCATGCCCATTCTAATTCTTATTTCATTTGGGGTAACAACCTGCATCCTTAAATATCTCTCATCAATTTTAGACTGTGTGTCCTCATCGGTCAAAGTAAGCTCATTGAATTTAAGAAGTAGGGCATCTGTCATTTCTGCAATTAATTTATTTAATTTCTTTTCTAAATTCATTTGTGCGGGATGGCATACTTGCTCTCTAAATGTTTTATCGGCATCTCGTGCCACCGCCAAATTTACCCCCTCTGGGGTTCCAATTTTATTAATTGGCACACGGTGAGATAATAGAATTTCATCTCTATTAGATTTACGATATACGTTAAATGAGGATTCTTGAGTGCCTGCCTCAATTGGCTCCATCTTAAATTCAACCCTAGACTCTGGTGAATCTGGTGGAAGTGGGATATATAGGGACCTATGGTTCTTTCCTTTTAGCCCCACCTGGAAAAATTCAAGGAGCTTGCGCTCAGACTCTGTTGATAACTTGGCACCCTTTACGGTAATGATGTATCTTGGTACTGCTTTGTTTTCAAAATAATCAAGGTTATATTTTCCAGCGAACTCGTTTCCAGCCATGGCGTTTGAGGACGCTACGATGTCAGCAATGCCATAGTAATTATTTGTAGGGGTGTATTTCTTTAGGTGAATAATCTCATTAGGTCTATCTAGCCCGCCTGCAATTGGATTAGGTGTTTCTTGATCTCCAAAGTTACGGAAAAATACTGCTTTACCGTATAGCAATTGAACAAATCCATCACGCAACCTGCGTACACGCATTGTCTTTGCAGGTATATGGCCTAGGTATCCTATCTTTCCAGAAGTGGTTCTACCGACCTCTATGTAGCCGTTTCCTGTTGCTTCAACGTCAGTATAGGACTTAATTAATGTCTCAGTAAATGTTTCCTCTTCGTTGCAATCTTCTAGCCACTCGTTTAAATCTTGACGTAATCTGTTTAGTTTTCTTCGTGCACGGTCTAATTGCTTCTCGTCTGTGATATTATCAAAAGCTTCTTGTGTTTTGCGTGTCTCAACAAAATCATATCCGAGGCCCACAATGTTCGAGACCTTGGCGTTAATTGCTGAGTAATTGTACGGAGAAATTTCGTAAATGGTAGAAAGATAATCTAGGTTGTATGGGGGCTCAATAAGGTCGAACATGGCATAGCCAGTAATTGCTTGTGCCAATAGGTTCTGTTGTGTCTCAGCACCATCGGTGCCCTGAAATTTCTTTTGTAAATCTCTATTCATCTTTCGACGAAAGGCAGGGCTTAGTCCTGATATTTTAGTAAGGTCATCTCCGCTTACCTTAAATGCATCTGTGCTAGTCTGCTCAGATATAGTATTGAACTTCATCCAATCTGTCAAATTAGATATTACGATATCTCTTGAAGTGTCCTCTTCTAGATCTTTAATCATTATTGCCCCTCTGCCCTCAATCTTTTCATGTCATCCTTATAAGAACCAATGTCTAAAGGATCTGGGATTAGCCCCCATTTAAGTCTTTGCTGTTGCTCTTCGTATTCATCGTCTGTAACCTTTCGTCTGGCCGAAAGAAATCTAGGCCCGCCTTCATGTATGCCGTACGAGCGAACCTCTCTAGCCAAAGCATCGATTTTGGATCTATTTCC